TCCCGCTCAGATGCGTGTTGTTATTTATGTGCATAACTTTGGTTATAATTATGCAACGGTCTAACACCGGGCTGGGTTTCTTTCTTTTTGAGAAAGATGGTATGACGGAGGTAATTCTATTACCATCCGATAAGCCATTTTCCTATCCAAAAGAAGGTTGCAATGACACTAGATCCCACAACTCTGTGAACAGATCCTGGATTTAAATTATATAGGTTCACAGTGACAGCAATTATAGCTGTATACCAGTGATTAGGATACTGTATTGGTAAAACACTTAGATCAGGAATACCTGACCAGTGCCATACCCATACGATCCCGTTCCATATAATGTCTTGGGTTACCGCTAAATGAATATTTACGGGCCAAGACAGAATCTCAGGAATCATTCCAGTAGTTGTTAATGATCTAAGATCACCGTTAAGTAAAGCAGACAACGTCTGACCAACAGGTGTTGCAACAAGAGCTGTAAAAGCTCCAGTAGCCGCACCGAAGGTATTTAACCAAGTGAAGTTTCCATCCCCGATCACGTGTAAATACGCGTCGATAATTTGACCTCCATGATTAATAAACGTAGCCATGCTATACATAATCATATATTTTCCAACAACCCAAACTGTCATTATAGAATAATGAAAGAAAGCGAAACAAAAATCATGTTTGCTTACTTCGTTTGGAGTTAAATTGGAGAATAATGACAACACATCATGCAACTGGACGTTCCCCACCATTACCAACTGACAAAGGCAGAACCAGAATACATAACCTAAACTTATAGTAAAGGCGGTAGCCCCGAAAATATAGAAAACCTTAGCAATAGAAATTGATAAGATTAGTATATTTTGTAGGATGTTACCTCTTACTAAAGCAGGAAGTAATCTATTTCTAGCCGTATTGAAAGCAGCTCTAGTTAGGACACCAGTCGCTAATCTTCTGGATGTCGCTCCTAATGCTCTGAAAAGTAGCATAGTAGTAACTGAAGAATGATTTTAAACTAACTTAGATCTCTGTCCACGTCGATTTATCGTTAAGCCTATTTCCAATAGGACTTAACAGTTGGATCGACAGGTGGATTTGTCTTAGTTCTGTACTGCCTTGGTATAGCAGTTTTCCCTAAGAACGAACCACTAAAATTTTCAAATTCGTAGACGTCAGGGTGTGTTATTTTGTGTTTATCATTATAGGACATAGCTTTTGATACGCTAGACGCTAGTGAACCATATAAGGTTGCTAGATCTTCCGATCCAAATCTATTCGGTTTTAAAGCCTTAATCCATTTATTCCAAAGATTTCTTAACCTTTTATCGGCATTAATGCCGGGGTCATTAGTCTTATGGATAGGATCAAGAAGCTGTTTAACCGGTATTCCGTCTAATGTGTCTTCCCAATCGTACCATGATTGAAGATTTTCTTCTTCCATGTATTGATAAGTCGACATTCCACTAGAAAACCCACTCAAACCTCCAGACATCTGATATAAATCGCACACTTCCAAGTAAGCTCTTCTTACTTCCCACTCTAATGTTAATAGTTTATGATTGTATTCTTCAATCATAGGACCAAAAACAATAGAATAGATTTCGTTAAGAGCAGACTTGCTAGATGTGATTCTCCATGGAAGATGCCACTGGACATGAGTCAACAATTGTTCTTTGTTGATCCCAGCGATCAGCGCCATCGTGGTTCTCACTCTCTGACTTAAACCTTTTGAGAGATTTAAGTGTATAGATTGGAATCTAATCCTATCAGCCTTATTAAGGTATTTATCTTTGATTAAAAAGAAAAACTCCTTATAGTTTGAAGGGATAGATAGCAACATCTCATAAACAGACCATCTTAAAGACTTTGGAGAAGATTTATAACCTAACCCGAGTAATTTTTTAACATTACCAAGGGAAACGTTATATTTCTTAACAAACTCTAACAGAGCAGATGAAATCCCAAGAGCCGAATAAAACTCTTTATAAGGTAGTGGACTTACGTCCTCACCTTTAAAGTAAGTTTTCTTCGCAAACTCAAGGGCTGCTCCAGATGGCGAGATAAGAGATTTTGCCAAACCAACCTCAACACCTAGTGATTTCATTATCAATAGATATTGGATTGCGACAGGAGTATTGTAAATAACAATATCATCACCAAGCACACAATATTCTTTGTATAAATGATGAGATGAGAATCCACTTCTCCATGCAGCGACCTGCACTATAAAATGATGAGTTAATGCGAGCATCCCCCAACTTGATAAAGCACCCATAGGTTGACCTACGGAATAGAACATATCGATAAAGTCCCTTCTATTATATTGTCTTGTTGATCTCTTAGATTTCTCTAAAGATAAAGCAAAAACTTTGTAAGAGATAGGATCTCTCGGTACGTTCCATCTGTATGGTCTACCTACTAATAAGTGTACCCAAGCTTGGGCAAACTTATCTCCGAAACAATGAGCAAGAATAGCTCTTTGCAAGGAAACGGGTAGTCTATCAGTGGCTGATGAAAGGTCGTAACTATATAAAGGCACTGTTCCTCAAGGAATTTTCCTTAAAGGAGCATGTTGATTAAAAGTTCCGTCCACATCAGAATGATGCCTTAAAATGGTGAAAATCCACTTATGCAATGGGTATAATGCCCATTGTGTAAAAGGATCCACCATTGCAAAAACTCTCACTTTACCAGCGGCTTCCACCTTCGTACCTAATTTTCCAATTATTCCTATATTTTGGAATCTTAGTAAATGAGTAAGAGGAGACACGGGAAAACCGTGGAATCTCCAAATCTTAGTAGCTAAGTATTCATAATAAGAAGGGATTAGATCTCTATTCATATACTTATTACAGATTTTAATGGCATTATTGAATGATTGAGATTCTTTTTGTAAAGAAACTATAGTCATTAAACTATTCCATACCTTTGGGTATTTCTCAAAGGCAATATAAGATCTAATAATTGAAGCAGGATGAGTGGAATTTTCAAAAATTCCTTTATCCTTCTTCGTATATGAATTCGGAGAACTAGTCCATATCGGAAAAACAGTAGGTGCTACCAAAGATGACAAATTCACTTGACCAATAAATAATCTAATAAAATTAGGTATATATGGTTTAAGAGAATTTACACCTTGAGGTGAAACGCTACTTGGGGCTGTGATTGTTTTGAACTTAGGATTAATTTCCCAAGATAATGATCTGAAGATTGCTAAAATAGTCAAAACTACTTTAATCATCTTTGTATCACCCATCTTGATTCTTTTTCTTACCATGATAGGAAACATTTTAGGTAACCCATCATGAGTTCTGGCAATCCTTGGCCCTAATGGAGTCATGTCATGCAATTTGTGGTTCCCCAAGTATTGTTGCAAGATTACAGAAGTAGCCTTAAGATATTTTACATATCCAGGTAAACCCTGTTTTCTATACACTTTCAAACTTGAGGAGAAGATACATATAGTTAGTCTAACCCAGTTTGGTGTTATACCGCCTATTAAAATAGTAACCATCAAGATAAGAGTTTTCTTAAACTTGCTAGTTTCTAGATTAATAGTATGGGTCATTTTAGAGACCCTGGCACTCAACGTGTTGGGATCAAGAAGCATAAGCTTAGATAATTTATAAATGAAAGTTTTCATAATAAGTTATTATATAGGCTAACGTTTACCCGAACCGGTCCTTGTTGAGACTTCAGTTTCCTCTTATTTACAAAATAAAAGGGCTGCAGCCACCATGGTAAGGAAAAGGTAAGTCAAACCTTTCTAGGTTGTCTGACCCATATGTCCAATATGGAATCCTTCAATCTTAAAGCTAATGTCTCGCCATTTCTTAAAAGAAATGGTTAAAAATGACAAAACATCAACAAATCAAAGAATCCCA